AGCGCCGGGTTCTTGGTCAAAAAAGCGGTGACGATGCTCTCAACCAGAGTCTCGGAATCTTTGCTGAGCGCGGCGTTGCTGGGCATGAGCAGATGCAGGATAATGGCGGCTGTCGAGCCCAGCAGAACGGCCAGCCCGAGGTTGCCGTTGACGTAGTCAACGATATAGCCAAAAAGCGTGGAAAAGAAAAGGATTACCGCGGTCTGATTGCTGCTCACGGCAAACCATGCCTTGAGCGAAGTGATGAGGTTCGGCATTGAAAAAGCTCCTTATAGGGGTTTGCGCAGTTACATCGAGGCCAGGGTGACTTCGATCTGCCGCATGGTGCGCAAGAGATGCGGCGGCAGCTTCTTGGTATCGAGCATCTTGAGCTTGCCGAGCGCAACCTTGAGGTCGCGGGCAATCTCATCATGCCATTCTTGAACAGAGGGCTGTCCTGGATCGCCAGGCTTGCTTAGTTGAGTTTTGGAAATGGGCTTGCTTAGCTCAAGCTTGGCATTAACGGCAGGCTCAAGATTATCATCCATGATTTATATTTGCTCCTTTTAGGTTACGAAAAGTGAAAGAAATAAAAGCACACCGCTTATGATGCAGGAGGGGTAAGAACAGATGACCCCTCTGGTTCAGCGGGAGCGCTAAACGCGCCATTGATATAACTATAACCGATGCCCACCATGACGCCAGCAGGCACGGCGACGGCTTGCGTGCCGGATGGCAACTCGAAGGGCGAAATTCCATCCCAAAGAATGACGTTAACAACAGAATTATTTTCAATAAGCGCCCAATTTGTCATCATGAATACTCCCACACAATCACAACGCCCGGCGCTCCACTGCCCCCCAAAGCGCCGCCGGCACTGCTAGAACCTTGAAATCCTCCGCCGCCGCCCGCGCCATAACTATTGGTTGAGTTTGCGCTCACACCGTTCGCTGAGGTATTTCGCCAAGTCGCGCCTGCGGAATATTGCGAACTACCGCCTTGACCCGAAACACCGTTACCATTTATGTAAATCGCATACTGCCCAGAACCGCCTTGCGCGTTTATATCGCCGCCGCTTCCGGCGCCGCCAAATGCTTGCCCGTAAAATCCTTGATAGGTATTAGCCTCGGCTGGGCCTGTAATAGCGCCTGCGCCGCCCGTTGCGCTAAGCGATCCGCCAAACGATGACGTTCCGCCAGCCGTCCCCGCTGCGGTCTGAGTGCCGCCACCGCCCGCCGCGCCGACAATCACAGCGGCCCCAGAAAAACCTGTTAGCAGACGCTTACGCGCATAGCCACCACCAGCGCCGCCACCACCAATGGAAATTTGAGACGCGCCTGTATTCGCTGAACCGCCACCGCCACCACCGCCGCCGATAACTTCGACGATAACGCTGTTCGTGCCAGCGGTCGGCGTGTAAGTGCCCGATGCTGTGAAAGTTTGGACGTTTAGAAGGCGGCCAGGTGCGGTTAATTTAATCGCCTCAATGAAATTTGCCAATAAAGTAGCAGTCGTCCCATCATCAATAGCCGGCAAGCCAGTTTGCGCTGTGATAAACTGGGCGATAACAGAAGCGATGATTGAAGATTGCCGCCATGTTTTATTCGATAAAGCTGATGATGCGATACCAGAGGTAACCCCCGGCCCCAATGCTGGATTACTTGCATAATCAGCCTGATCAAGAACATTGGCGCCTTCTGCCGCCGCAAAAGCAAGAAAATCATTTTCGATCGTCATTCAAAAAATTCCTTTACTTATCGCCGCAGCATCATTTGGAAATGCATTGCAGGAAAACGCTGTAGCTTAGCGTCATGCCGGATTTCGTGTCGAAGCTATATTTGATCTGATAAGTCATGCCCGGTGTTCCGCCGGTCAGCCGGCATCCGATCCCGGTGTTAGCGCCATGCTGGCCGCCCTGCGTCGAGATCAAGGAGGCTGTCATATCGGCCGGCGTGATCTCGATATCAGGTATCCCGATGATACTGTCAAATTTTAGCGAGCCGCTAAAATCAACATAATAATCGGATACATCCTCGGGGTCTTTGGGAAATGGAAAAAAGAGCGGCTTCATATCATGAACACCATGCGGCTGTCGAAAGGAACCGCGGCGGATCGGCTATCGAAAGGAACCGATACGGCGCGCTCAGGATCGTAAACCCATTCATTGCCAGAGAATGCGCGACAAGAGCCCCCAGGGCTGGGCATCTGCGCAGCTATGCCAGCAAGGCTTGTAATCAGGCCAGATGCCGCGCCCGAGGGCTTGGGCATTTGAGCTGATATTGAGGCGGCCGCTATAGCCGTGGCTTGCGCCGCGCCTCCTGGCGCCGGGAACTGAGCCAAGGCCGTAGCATTCGTGATCCCGGCGGCTTGAGCTAAGCCGCCTGGCACCGGCATCTGAGCTGAGATCGTGGCTTTCGATATCGTCGCGGCTTGAGCCGAGCCGGCCGGCTCGGGCATCTGAGCCGCTATGCTGGCAAGGCTTGCATTCGTCCCGATGGCCGAACCTGAGGGTTCCGGCATTTGAGCTGAAATCGAACAGCTATTTGCATTCGCAGCTTGGGCTGCGCCAACTGGGGCCGGCATCTGAGCCGAGATAGTGGCCGTCGCTATGCCATAAGCTTGGGCTGCGCCAACTGGGGCCGGCATCTGAGCCGCTATGCTGGCGCTTGTAATCCCCGCCGCCTGAGCCGATCCCGTCGGAGCTGGCATCTGAGCTGAAATTACCGCTTTCGATATCGTCGCGCCCTGGGCTGAGCCCCCAGGGCTAGGCATCTGAGCTGAAATCGCAGCGCTCGTGATGCTAGTTGCCTGAGCCGATCCCGTCGGAGCTGGCATCTGAGCCATTACTGAGGCGCTGACCGGAGTGACCGCCGCCGCTGCTATAATCGTTCCGCCAAGCGCTCGGGCGCCCAGAGGGCCCGCCCCAAGAGGGGCTGTCGAGATAGCCGCATAGCCGATGCCCGAGGCGCTGCCCGAGGGGGTCGGCATCTGAGCTGAAATCGCGGCCGAGGCCGGCGAGTAGCTAATACTCGAAGCCGAGCCGCCGGGGCTGGGCATCTGAGCATCCACGCTCAGAACCGAAGTCACCGGCCCGGATGGGGCATAGGTAATAACGATGAGGCCCTGGCCGCCATTGCCCCCGACATTCGGGCCGGACCAGGGACCTGCGCCAGCGCCGCCACCGCCATAAAGCCCGCCAGCGCCGCCCGATGATGGCCCAGTATTTTGGGTACTAACGGGAGTGCCGCCACCGCCACCAGCACCCGCGGTTCCGCCAGCGCTTGCCGTATATTCCGCACCGGGCAGGCCGGGATTACCGGTTGTCGTCCCACTGCCCGCGCCGCCCGATCCGCCACCATTAGCGCCAGCGCCGCCAGCACCAGGCCCCTCGATGGTGCCATTACCATTGCCGCCCACGCCGCCACCATCAGCGCCGCCGCCACCGCCGCCACCTGAGTTGCTATAGCCGCCCATCCCGCCAGGGCCGAAAGGCCCAGCCGCGCCACCACCGCCGCCATTGCCATAACTGCCGTTTGGAGCGCCAGCGCCGCCTGCATAAAGGACTGTGCCTTGAGCACCGGTCGTGCTTCCGCCTGCGCCGCCAATCGATGGCGCGCCGGCTTGCCCGGCAGCGCCGCCATTAGCACCGACCGACGATGTTGATAGTGAGGTGCCTCCAAACCAAGTTGCGCCGCCTGCGGTGCCTTTGGTCGTGTTATTTCCGCCAGTGCCGCCGACGCCGACATTGTAATTAAGGACCGCGCCAGGCGTGACGCTGATCGTCCCACCGGAGAAGCCGCCGCCACCGCCACCGCCACCAAAGGCTGAGCCTTGCAAGCCGCCTGAGCCGCTACCGCCGCCACCGATGGTCCCAACAGTGATTGATGTGACGCCCGCCGGAACCGTCCATGTCCCCGCGCCGACCGCGGTCAGAAATACGACGGTGGTGGTCATGTTTTTACGACCTTAGAAATATATTCTGGACAATGAAATTGGCTTTGTCCTGATAAACCGCGTTATCGGGGTGGGGCTGGCCGGCGTTCGACCCGAGAGCCGAGCCATTTCCGTAGCGATCATACCAGTTGATGACCGGCACGTTATTGCTGATCGCAATTTCTTGCAAAGCCTGGAAATAGCCAGGGAAAAGCGTCGTCGAATAAGTCGCACCTGGGATATAAGGCGGCATCATCAGAATCACGTCAATACCGATGCCTTGCAGCGCATTCACGCAAGCCAACACATTCGCCTTGAAGGTTGCGACCGGCACGTTGGCGATGGCATCATTAATGCCCAGCTCATAAAAGATCGTCTTAACGCCGGTCTGCAAGATCGCATTAAGCGCACCATAGGCCGGCGTAAGCGCGGCATAGGTGGCCGTCGGCTGACTGCCACCGCAAAAGTTATAGACCTCGATTGAAGGCTTGGTCGTATCGTAGCAAGCGATCCCCAAGATATCGACCGGCCCCGCTATCCAAGTGATAGTGAGCGTTTGAATAGCTGGCGTTGCGCCAGTGCTGAATGTCTGAATGGTGGGGTTTGCGCCGAGGGCGCTCTGATTGAGCGTGGCAAAGCTGCTCGTCCCGCCATTGATCGAAAGCGAGGCCGAGGGCGAGCCGCCCTGATTATAGCTTAAAATGTCAACCGTATTCCACGGGTTTATCGGAGTAAAAGCAATCGTGCCCGCCGCCGCAATCTGATATGCGTACCCGGCGAGAGAGGGGAACGCCGCGATTGCGGCACCGGTCTCGACAAGCCGTAAATCCGAGTCGGTCTCATTGCCTGTTCCGAAATTGGAGTCGTAGGTCGAGCGATATCCAGCGGCTGTAAGCCCTTTTGCGATATAAGCCGTGATGCTATGTTCAAGAAAATCATTTGGAAGACCGCCGTAGCCCATGCCCGTGCTATCGCCGATGACGCCGATCTTATATCGGGTGGGCGCATTGACCTGCGAATAGATGCCCACTTTGCCCGCGATCACGCTCTGTAATTGCGTGCCCGGCTTCAGATTGAAGATGGGGTAGCGCGCCCAACTCTCGTCAAGAAAACCGGCTTTATTGGTCAATGGAATGGCGCCGCCTGGCTGCGCGCCATTATTCTCAACCACCGGGGTTAAATTATCAATCACGATATCGCACACATTGCCGGTGAAGCTGACCAGCGCGTTCGCGTTGCTAGTCTCCACCGGGTTGCGCGCGATTGTAGCAACGCCCGAGGATATGGTGACGACGCCATAGCCGCCCTCAAAGATGGTCGGCGTGGTGCGATCCACGATACGATAATTGATCTGGGTGCCGGTAGGGACTGTCGCAGCAGCCGTGCGGTAGCCAGCCTCAGCCACGCCCGGCAGCGCAATGGCCCCCGTGCCTGTAACCGGCCCATATTCCCAAACGCGGGTGAATTGCGCTACCGAGCCGGACATTAGACCCCGATGATTTCAAAGCTGCTAACGCTCAGGGGAGCGCCGGCTGTGATGGTATCCGGGGTCAGGGTGCAAAAGGCGTCCGCGCCGGCTGCGCCCACATCCAGATAGATAACGGCCCCGCCGCCGCTCTTGAAAATCCCGATAAAGGTGGGCGTCCCCGAGGCCGTGCCATTCTCGGTCGTGGGCGGGGTGATGGTAAGCGATGCCTTGCTCGTGCCCGAGACGCCGGCCGTGACCGCCCCAATAGGATTGGCCAAGGGCAGGGTCGCCAGCAGCTCGCCTGTCGGCGCAACGCTGGCATCACTCGGCTGGGTGCCCTCATAAAAGCGCAGGGTCGCGCCCGATCCCGCCTGGGTCACGATGAGTTCGAGCATGGCCGGCGTCAGATTAACTTCATCGAAGGAAAAGATCATGATTATGGCTCCTGGATTTGGTTTGTTTCGGGGGATATCTGCCTGACGCGAAGCCAGACCGTGCGGGCCAGGATATCGCCTGAGCCCAGGGTAAAGACGAATAGAATGGGATAATCCCCGCCGTTGACGCCGCCCGAAATGATGAGCGTCTGAGCAACGGGATTGGGCGGCAAAGCCTCGGGCGCCAGCGTGGGCGCGACGAGATTGGTATAAGCGACCGTCGCAATGCAGCCGATCAGAGTATCCTCGGTATCGGCCAGATTGGCGCTAATATCCAGCGTAAAATCGAGCGTATCCCCTGGGTCCTTATCGGGGAAGCGCAAGACCAAATCTTGCGGCACCGTGGCTGGGCAATAGATCGTGCGCGCCTTGGATGGGATAACAGCCGTCATCTTTTTTCAACCTTTTTGCGTTTTTAACGCTTGCAAAACATCTTAAGCCTTGGTATATAGAATGCATGGCGCGGCGCTTAGCCAAGCTCCTCCCGGATCGGGGATCGTCCGGCGCTACCCTGGCAGGGCAAAAGCCAGGGGGCGGATATTCAGCCAGGGCAATCCCGCCCTAGGTGCTCTCGAAAGGAGCCCTCTCATGCGTGACTTCTCTTCCTCTACCCTCCGCGCCCTTGCCCGCAAGGGCATCGCCATTATCGGCATGCAGGCATTGCCTGATATGTCCTCATCCATGCCTTACGCCAATGCCGCGCGGGGCTATGTTGTGAACGACAATGGATGCGGCCGGGTTTGGACTTTCACCCAGGTCAAGGAGGCCGCGAAATGAAGCGCAAGCCCTTGCCCCCGGTATTCGTTTGCGCGGAATGCTCTTATCCCTCGCGGCTTCCGAGCCATTGTGATAACCCCGGATGCTTGGCCAATCCCTCAGCCAATCATGCTAAACTGAGAGAGCAGCATGATCTTTATCTCAAGCGCAAGGCCGAGGATGAGGCCAGGCTTGCGGCTAAGCGAGCTTTGCGCGCTCGGGGCTTTACTACTTTCTAACTATTGCCATCGCCTTCCCAGATTTGAGGAACGATGGGCTCGGGGAAACATCGGCAATTATAGATGCATCCCGCATGGTAGAACTTGCCGGGCTCAACCTCTGGCGGGGATGCCCATTCGCATACCCGCCCTTGCATCTTGCGATGCGTCTCGCGCTCGCGCCTATCCATGACGCCGCGCCAGATATATTGCGTCGAGCCTACCGATTGGGCGCGCGATTGCGTGATCTCAGATGCAACCCGACTCGTCTCGGTCCTGGCAATCAGCGTTGCGCGGGCTTGCGTCACATCGCCCAGCGCCATGATCTTTTCGATCATATCAGTATAGCGAATGCCGCCGGCTTGCGCGGCTACCGCATATTCATGCACCTGGCTTGCGGCTTGGGTGGGCAGGCTTGTGATAAGCTCGACCTGACGCGCCAAGCTGGCTTGCACCGCATGCCCTAGCGGCGCCTCCGCGAGCTGCTGGGCAAGCAGCTTGCCCATCTTGCGACTGTAAGCCATCCAAGCTCGGCTATCGCGGCGGCCGATCTCCTGGATATGCTTAGCCGCCGTTCGCTCAGCCCAGGGCTCGATAGCCTTGGCATACTGCCGCAAAGCTTGCGCTAGATGCGCCCTATCGATCTCGCTTGCCGCATCAAAAGCCTTGACGAGTTCCCCAACATGCCGGCCGACCTTGCGCAGATTGACTGCATATCGGCTTGAGGCGGCGCGAACCCGAGCAAAAGCGAGCGTCTGGGCGGGGGTATCTTTGAATGGCATTTAAGTATTTTCCCCTTGCATTCCATACTGAGTTCAGGGTATATTCTGGATGCAACCAAGGAGCGCCGCCATGATCAAAGCCATCAAATCTTTCAACAAGCTGGGCAATGCCCATCCCCTGACCGGCCCCGCGATTTTCGCTATGGCGATGATCGCGGGGATCGCATTTCTGGCCTCAATTCACTAATCGGCCATCATCGGCGCATCAGCCAAATCGCGAGCACGAATACGCAGCCAACGATGGCGCACCAAGCGTAGACGCCCTGCATGGCTTCCGGCGGGATCATTCGTCGTCACCATCGTCGGCGCAGATGGCAAGGCCGTGGATGAATGCCAAGCCAATCATGCTAATCACCACTGCAATCACAAGGAACCAAGTCATGCTTAATCTCCTCATTATTTCTGATATGCTTTTATGCCATACCATCGTGGGCATCATGGGCGGCGTCATAATGATGACCGCGGCCTCAACGAATGATATTTTCTGGATCAGTGCGGGCGCGGGCATGGCTTGCGGTCTGGGCACCCTGATCCTCGTCGGCCTGGGCAAGCTCGACCGGCATTACTAAATCGGGTATTCTTGATGCCAATCTATCAGGCGCCCGTTCGAGGCCAATACTTCGCGCCAGATGCCCTCTATGCATGCCGCCCTATCCATCGCCGGCATTTGCGCTTGAGCCGCCGCCTGCCTCATGTAAACCTTGATTTCATGAGGCAGGGTCATAGGGACCGAATGGATCGCCCAGATGCTATGCGCCTCCGATCGATACGGGCTTGTTCTCTGGATCAAGAGCGGCGGTAGCTTGGGGGTCTTGCTGCTGATTGACTCCAAGACTGCCCGACAGATCGGGTGGCGGGGGTGGCTCATCGCTTGCATTCTCAATATCCTCATCGGTGATGTTGGAGTACATTCCGGTTTCGGAGGACATTTGGCGCAGCTCTTTCATCGCGCCCCTATCACTCAAGAGCCCGGCATCTTTAGCCGCCACAATCGCGTTCGTCTTTTGAGAACCGATCTGGGCTTTCTCAAGATCGGTCATCTGCCAGAGCGAGCGGAATTTATAGGTGAACCCTGGCGGCAGCGATTTGCCGGTCAAGCTCCTATAAGCGCATTCGATGATCCGACCCCAGGGGGCGCGCAAGACCGCATTCTGGCGGCTATTGATCATGTCGAAATAGTTGCGGGTATCGGAGTCGCCCGTCGCATTCAAGCCGGCCGGCGCCTGGCCATAGAGCCGGGTGACAGGGATGGCCGCGCCGCCGCTAAGCTGCTGGGCGAACTGAATGAGCATATCCGAGAGCCCGGTAAAGGCATATTGATGCGTCTCGAATTTATCGGTCGCATCCAGCAGGGTAATGCCCTCATTGCTCTGGAATGCGCGCATGATGCCGACCGATTGCAAGAATGCGTCGTAAATCTTGCCGCCGGATGCGATCAGCTCTCGCAAGCCCTCGACGCTATAGGTGCGCAGATGGGCTTTGTAGATAAGCTGGGCGGCGCCTGTTGTCGCGCTATCGAAAGCTACAAGGCGGTCATAGATCGGCTCAATCACCGACATGCCCCACTGGTTCTCTTGCATCGCCTGCCAATAGGGCAACGAAATACCCTCAAAGCGAACAAAGCGCGAATAGTGGAATTTCATTCGGGGAAGGGCCAAGCCATCGGCCACGATGCTATAGTATTTCGGCTTGCCGAAATCAGGGCCGGGCTCTTGAACGAGTTCCTCAAGATGAGGCCAGACAACCCAGCGATCCAGGGGGATCAGCCCTCGGAATTGGCCCTTGCCGATCGTCTCGATCCTGAGCGGCGTATCCGGCCGCTGGCCGTTGATATCGATATAGCAGCCAGCGCCGCCATAAAGGCGAGACCATTTGATGCCGAGGCATATCTGTTGCCAAAGTGCCAGATCATTAATATATTTTTCCAGCTCATCGAGTTCATCGGGCGGCAAGATGGAGTTATATTCCACGCCAGCGCGCGTCATATCCTCGGCCACAAGATCGACGATCCGCATGACGAGCCAAGAGCCGCGATACATCCATTCGAGTTGCGTATGGTTCCGGCTGATCGGGTTAAAGCCGTAGGTGCTTTGGCTTGTCAGATTATTCGTGCCGAGGCCGAGGCTGGCCGCGAAGTTCTGGAAACTATCGGCCGTAATCCCATTCCCATTGACCGCACTCCAGGCCTTGACGCGGATGCGAGGCTTCTCAGCCTGAGCCGGGGCGTCTAGCGCCTTAAGGGTTTTACGAGCAGCCATGGGTAAAAATACTTTCGGAAAAGCGCTTGCGTTTACTGCGTAAATAAGCTTATATGTATATATAAGCCATAAGGAGCCGCGACCGATGACTAAAGCCAAAATCCCCGCCGATCTACCCGCCAATGCTCAAGGCTTTATAGCGCCTTTCCCGCGCCGGCTCGGCAAGTATGCGGTCTATTTCGCGAATGGCGCCCTGAGCAATGTATTTGCCAATGAGCAAGAGGCCCGCGAGGCAGCCTCAGAATGCTTTGCCCTTAGCCCCGAGGGCTATCTGATCCCCAAATGATCCCTGTATTATTTGCCCATCGGAAAAGCATTTACAAATCCTTTGCGCATGCCGATTGCTGGGATATGGAGCGCAACGCCTTGCTCTGGCCAGGCGGCTCGCCTTGCGTCGCTCATCCGCCCTGTAGGGCTTGGGGGCAGCTCCGCCAATTCGCTAAGCCCCGCCTTGGCGAGAAAGAGTTAGCCATCTGGGCTATCGACCAAATCAATAAATATGGCGGAGTTCTTGAGCATCCATCAGGCTCAAGCCTTTGGCCGCATCTCAGCTTACCCCGCCCTGATGATCACAGCCTTGCCTATCGCGGCTTTTTCAATAAAGTGCCGCGCTGGACACTAGCCGTTGAGCAATCTTGGTGGGGCCATAAGGCGTCCAAAGCTACTTGGCTTTATATTATCGGCTGTGCGCCCCATGAAATCCCGGCATTGCCGGCGCAAGAGGATCGTCCGGCGCCAACCCATGTGATCGATAGCTCTCATGCTTTTAAGAAGCTTGCGGCCGGCTCGATCAAGCATCTTCCAAAATCCCAGCGCGAGCATACGCCCATCGCCTTTGCCGCTTGGCTGCTTGAATTGGCAAAAAGATGCAAAGTTTAATACTCAATTAGCCTGCGCGGATTGAGTATATTCTCTATCACTAGGCCATCATCAGGAGTAAGCGCAATGTCCAATGTATCGCAAATCATCTTTTCTCAGCTCGGCGGCCATCGCTTTGCTATCATGACCGGCGCCAAGGATTTCGTGCATGGGGAAACAACCCTTAGCTTCAAAATCCCGCTCTCAAAGGGGATCAATCAGGTCCGCATCTCGCTCGATGTGAGCGATAGCTATCTGGTTGAGTTCTTTCGCTATAAGAACTTTGATCTGACTATGGTCGGTCAGAAATCGCTAATCCATGCCGAGCAGCTTGGTGCAATCTTTACCCAGGCAACCGGCCTGGATGTCAGCCTTTAAGGAGCCCCGCATCATGGCCAGCCGCAAGTCAGCCGACCCCTCTAAACTATTCTGGCGCCTGCAGTGGCTAGAGGCGCCGGAGGCGAATGAGGCTGATATCAAAAACGATATTGAGCTTACCAAGCTGCGCGGCCATGAGATCGAGGACTTCGATGCGCTTAAGCGCTCAGAGCGGGGCTTGGTCATCGTCGGTGCCCGCATGACGCGAGGCAATGAGATCAAATTGATCTTCTGGGCTCGTTTACGCGAGCACCAGCGCTCTTTCATGCGCCGTGCCGAGGCTGAACGCATCGGCTTGAATGGGCTCGGCTGATGGGCAAAGTAAAGCCACCGAGAGAGGCTAAGCTGTTCTCGATTATCGTGCGCAAGCGCGCCGATAATAGCCAAGAGACCGCGATCTATAACCTGAGCCCCTATGCGCTCAAGCAGCGCTTGCCGATCATCCAAGAGCAATACTCAGGCAAGCGCTATACCGTCGGGGTCGTCAATCAGGGGGGCTTTGTCCCTTGATTGCCCGGCGCCGGATGCGATAGCCAGGCGGCGGATTGTTCATGCAATACTCGAACAGCAAGCCATAGTTTTTATGGCTAATCAGATCGAGGCGCGCCACATCGCCGGAGCGCAAGGCGCTGACGCCAAATGTAATTGTAACCGCCTTGACAAGCGGCGCCATTTCCTCGGTATCAAAAGCTATGCCGAAGGTATTAATATCCATTTCCATGGCTTGCGCTCCATGCAATATGCCCCGTCCCGATGAGGGAGATCACGGGGCCACAATCCCACCACGCGGAGCGCAAGAAACCGCCCCTCATCAGGTCTCATTAAGCTGGCGGGGCCGGCGCCCCGCACCGAAAGCGCCGGCCCCCGACCTATCCCAAGGATGCTCCCCGACTGCCGGCCAAGGGCCGGGGATCGTCAGCCCCGCCAGGGAAAGCGGGGTCATTCCGCGATAAACCGCAGAATACTTGGTTAGGCCTTCTCGATTTATACTCTAATTCGCTTGCGCTAGAGTATAAAATACTTTATACAATGCTCATGCCCCAGCGCTCTTGCCGGGGCGCCATCAGGAGCCTTTTCCATGATCGATCGTGCCGTTCTTTTCATCACCGATGCTCAAGGTAATCTCAAGACATTTAACATGGAGGGCGAATATCTCAAGCGCATGGCCGATCTGGCTATGATTGCTTTCGAGGCGAAAGGCTTTGATGGCGAGCCGCTATTCCTGCACGATGATACCGATCTGCGCGCCATCGAGCTGGCAAAGTTCATTAAGGGCCAATAGGGAAAACGAGAGGCGGGGATTTATGATCCCCGCCGATCAGCCAAATCACCCGCCAGCAATCGGTAAGGGATGCCCATCGTCTTGGCCAGCTCTTGCCTTATCGTAAAAGCGACCCACTCAAGATAACCAGTTTCGCTTGCAAGCGGTCGGATCGGCATGAGCAAG